ATTTGTCGGCGGTGCTTTGTGGAAATTAATTGCGTATCCACACACTGCCCATGAGCCTAATGTGCTTCCGGATCCTGTCCCCCTCCCCACACCAAACACCCCCCTGCATATTTTCGTGCAACTTATCAACCGCTTTGCGGCAATATTAGGGATAAGATCGTCGAAATATGTTATCACGGTTGGAAACCGTGCCTGCATTGTCCATTCTACCATGGGAACCCTTTTTGTTTCGATTTTAACTTTGTGCGATGTCGATTTTTATTTTGTGTTATGTTTATATTCGCTTTTAACAATTCATTTCAAAATATACATTTCTGAAAATATGGAAGTATATAAAAGAACAAAAACAATTATATGTCAACAAATTATGACGGATTACGAAATCGAAGGGATTAGCCCAACGACACGTGAGTATTTACGATTTCTTTGCCGAATGTGGAATCCTGAAAATATGGATGCACAAAAACTAAACAAAAATATACAATTAATTTTAATTTCGATTTTACCTTTTTATTTAACGTTTTTCCCTCATGTCCTTGTATTTTATGCGTACTGTCTATTTATTTCGATTTTCTATGTTCAATTGTTTTTATCGATTTATTATGGCTATAATGCCATCCAAATTCTGTCTAATAATCCAGGAGGTATTGTTTTATACACTCCTCAAAGCCGTCAATCCAAGCGTGATAATGCTAAACGTAAAACTCAATACAGAGAATTTCACGCCACATTTGTTAAAGAACAAGAACAAATTGATAATCAACGAGCTGATAGTACGTACAATTTTGTCAAAGATTGCGATTGGTCAGCTTCTATTGTTCCAACAGATAACGATGCTTTGTTTGCATCACACTTTCGTGGTAAACCCACTCCTAACCATTTATTACGAATTCGTATGGCAGATGTGCCTGCTCTCCTTGGTTCCATAACCAATTTCAAGATGTTTGAAACGATCGAAGAGCGAAAGAAGTATGATGAACTGTTACGACAGATCAAAGCATTACCTCAGTATTCTGAAGATCCAGAATCATCAATAGCCTGCACTCGGCATATTATCCATACGGCATATTCAGAGTTCTCATCTATAGTGTTGAAGCCACAAGCTCAGTACTATCTACCAAAACATATAGAGTATGATGAAGAAAATGCTCCTCAAACAGTAAGCTTTCACGCTAAGCATTTTATCTCTACTTATACAAAGAAAGGGAAATTGTTGAATGATCCCCTTTTAGTAGTTAATGAAGGACCAAATCAATTGTACTATTTCTTTGGATATCATGACAATTTTGCACATTGCCATACCATGAGCTTTGCTCGCACTAAATCTATTATTAGATCATTGTGCGCTGCGAAAGTTTCTAAAGAAGAAATTTTGGAGTGTATTAGTAGGAAACTCTACGTTCTTGCGCCTCGTGAAAAGTTGTGTTCCAAATTGTCTTGGATAACTTCGTACATGTCCCCAGAAGTTTACTATTATGGTATCCGTAATGAAGAGAAATTTATGGTTCTATTTAGAGAATACGTTAAACTTCTCAAAGATTATGTTATGAAGTTTGCTCGACAATATTTGGATGTTAGCGAGTTAACACGTAAAGAACGGAAGGAAGCTTATGAGTCTAGAGTGTCAACATTTAGAGATATCATGCGGACACCTGCTATACAAATGCTCTTTATCCAAGGTTATACTAAGGACTTTATCACGCGATACATCAATATGTCTTTCAGAACTCAATTGAAACAAGCAGTGATGAAATCAGAATCCTACGTTGGTTCTAAAGAGTTGAAAGCGTATAAGCGAGAAACCAGCATTGCGCACGCTCGGTTTGAGAAAGGAAAGGTTGAAACAGATCTTCTTTTTGAACCTCAGATGCATCCTGGTTTAGAGTTAGAAAACGATTCACAAGGATTTTGGACTTTTCTGTTTAAATATGGAAGACATCTTAAACCTATAAGGTGGACTCTAGTTTTTGCTTTTGCTACCTTTGTTTGGACTCTTTCTATGATATCATGGTTCTGCACGTACTTATGGCGAATGATTAAGAGATGGAACGAAGTTTTTACCAGAGCTGACCAGACACTAGATGAAATCGATGGATGGTCTCGTGCACTATCTAATCCTTTGTCAGTTTTAGATAGTAAAACATTGACCAATCTTGCATTGGAAGTCAAATGTATTATACATGCAGGTATACATTTGATACATGGAAACAAAACAGAAGCTTTGGCTTGGCTTTCCAATTTGCTTTTCACTCGTCAGTGTTTTGCGAAAGTCATATCGGTCGTGCGTGGTATTCCTGATCGGGTTCAAGAAGGACAATTCGTTCCTGAAAGTAAGAATTTTGGCGATATTATTGGTACAATTCACTCTGTTGTTCAAGAATTAGGTTTTACCCATATTACAGATGCTGATATTCGTATGGCTAATAGTCGTATGCAGCATTCTTCTAATATTCGTAAAGAAGCTGAATCCAAATATAATGCAGTTTACACTGTTGCATCTATTTTGTGTAGATTGATATGTGGATATGATCCTATCGATGCTATATATAATGGGCATACAGCAAAAGTGTTGCAAATTATCTCGTACGTTGATGGATTGAATTTGCATGAGAACAATATTTTTACTGTTCCAGGGCTCACTTCTATGATTAATTATTACAAAGCAGGTAGTGATTTATTAGTTGATCCCCAAACTCTGAATGTTCCCTCATTCATTCGAGATATGTTCAAACAACGAATGAATTTATTGGGTGCTGCTACTAAAAGGGCTAGTTATCAATTAGGTAAAGGTACTGATAGACGTGAACCGACTAGTATTTTGTTAACAGGACCCCCAGGTGTAGGAAAGTCTGCTTTTATGAATTTTGCACAGAAAGCTATTTGTTGGATTATGGGTGTTCCTTTTGATCCATTATGCTCTTATACATACTCAGCAACTACTGAATATTGGGAAGGTTATACTAACCAACGTTTTGTTGTTATGGATGATATGTTTAAGGAAGCTGATGTTGATATCAGATTGCGTCAAGCTCAAGATATGATTTCAATGATCAATACGGCACCTATGCCCTTAAATATGGCATTTGAAGGCAAAGGCAATTCATTCTTTGATTCTGAATTTGTATTTTGTACTACCAATATTGCTAATGATGGTATAGATAAAGCTACTCTTCAAGTCAATCTTACTGACCCTGCCGCGTTGCGAAGACGTTTTCATCTTGTTTTGCATCGAGATAGAGCAATCACTGAAAATCATTTGCAGGATACTTTTCGTGTAGATCAGTGTGCTTTAATGCCAGAAGTGTGCGGCAATTTAATTATGGTTTCAGAAATACCTAAATTAATTTGCCAGTTGAGAAACAAACAGTTGGGTATGCGAGAAGCATATATGATTAAAGATGAAACTCTGCAAGCGTTGTATGGGGAATTTATTCCTCAAGCATTGCCTGAAGCTCATGTTGATCCTGTGGCTCTTATCAGATTAGCACTTAAGAACCTGAGCCATGTACCTGCTATGATAGATCCTACGATGCGTAATTTAGTGATTGCAGTTTTCTTTCTGTGCATAATCATTTCCCGATGTGGTCCAATGTACAATTATTTCTTTGGGTATGAGACTCAATCCTGGCCTGATGGCATCAAAACTGGTAAAACTATGCAGGTGCGCAAACGAGTTCAATTGACCAAAGCAGAACGAGCGTTCGGTGTTGATAATACTGGAGAAAGACCAAATTTGACACTGCATGCTCAATCTTCAGAGGATTATAACAGAGCGATTAGAAATAACATTGCTAATGCAGTAGTTTACCTTTATGGTGAAGGAAAATCAGGTCACAACCCGGTAGGTATGAATGCAATAGGTTTTCACATACGAGATGGTTTTATGTGTACACCGGCCCATTTCTATATGTACTTTGACAATATAGAAGAGTGTGAATTGACCATGCGGTGGGGAACTAGGGAAGTTACAATCCCATGGCCATCTTTAGCGTTGCGATTGAATGATGACGATCTAGTGTTGTTCAAACTACCACAGATGGATAGGCCTCCCGAAGTATACCGATATATGCTTCGAGGACAAGACTTCTATGAAGTTCCAGAGGGAGACGAATTAACTGTGATTAGTGCGCATGATACTGGTGAACCCAATATTATGCCAGTTCATAAATATAACATTGATACTAAAGTCACCTATGAGTCTATAGGTCACACAATGTTAGTTGTACACGCTATTGGTTATAATTGTAAAACAGTTAAGGGAGATTCTGGTGCGTTGGTCATGCGGGAAACTGTACATGGTAAACCTTCACTCGTAGCTATGCACGTGGCAGCTACGGGTTCTGGTGAAACAAGAATAGGTGTTTCTACCATTATTTGGAAAGAATTGATTGATGATATGATAGGTACTATGTGTCCACCTATGAGTGAACCTTTTCCTCATGAAGTTTTGCGCACTGTTAGGCAAGATCAGTCTCATGTACCACCACACAGTAGTAGAATAAAGAGATCTCTTATGTTTGGATGTTTTCCCGAACCTATTGAGAAAGTACCTGCACGTTTGTCGCCTTTCACAAACGATGATGGTGAATACAAATTACCATTGTATATTGCTATGAAGAAAATGCACCAAACACCTAGTGAATGTCCCCCTGTTGATGATAGGTGCTTGGATTATTTATGGAAACTATACCCCCCAATAGTTGGTGCCAAAGTTCTTTCTCCAATGCAAGCGTTATCTGAATATGATTGTCCTGGATATGTTCCTGTCAATTTTGGAACCTCCCCAGGATATCCTTATTCATTACGACATGGTAAAGGGAAAGGGCCGTATATTTTCCGAGATGACCGCGACAAACTCCAATTTCAACCAGAGTTTTTAGTTAAACTTGAAGAATACCACAACCAATTAAAGAAAGGGAAGCAAATAGAAGTGTTATGGGCAGATGTGTTGAAAGATGAAACTCGGCCATTAGCTAAAGTTCATGCTGGTAAAACTCGTTTATTTTCCACTTGTCCACTACATTATCTGATTCTTAATAGGATGTACTTTCAAGATTTTGTTCTATATATACATAGCTTGGCAGCTACACACCCTGTTAGTGTCGGACTTAATGTAGGTTCTTTGCAGTGGAGAGTATTATATCAACGTTTAGCCCAAAAAGCTGGATCTGTCTTGTCAGGAGATTATGAGAATTATGATGGTATGTTACCTACGTGCTTAGCCCACAAATTTGTCAAATTCGTTAATCGGTGGTATAACGATGGGCCTGTCAATGCTCGAGTTCGTGAATTGTTGATGGAACATATTTACAAAGCAATGCATATTTGTTATACTAAAGTATACCAAGTGTTTGATGGTAATCCGTCGGGCAATCCAATGACATCCATTTACAATTCTTTTTGTAATATGATGATGTTGTTTATTGTTTTGACAGAAGATTTAGGGCTAGGTGAACGGGATTTTGAAATGGCTGTGTATGGGGACGATAATGTGGTTTGTATTGATCGTCCCGGTATACGATGTTCTAATATAGCTCCACATATTAAAAGAAGGTTTAATATGACGTATACCCATTTCAGTAAAGTTGAGAGTGAAGAACATGATACTTTAGACACTATTCGCTATCTCGGGAGAAACTTTATTCTCATTGAAGGAGTTTTAAGGGCTCAATTATCAATGGCAGTAATACGAGAAATCCCTTATTGGAAGTTCTCTAGTACATCCGAATCTTTATTTTTACAGTCAGCTTCAGACTCAATGTTTAGAGAAATGTCTCATTATCCAAGGGAGGAATTTGAACACATGGTTTCTGAATATATGAAGCAAGTATCAATACGTGCGCCTGATCTACGCTTATTGATATCCAAACAGTTACTAACTTATGATGGTTATAAGATAGAGATGTACTCAGATCCTAAGATGGTTACACACAAACCGTTTGAGAGACTAGCGTGTGAACATGGCCGGGAGAGTCCATGCCCTTCTTGGGAAATACAATCCCATTCTAGTACTTTTGCTGCAAAGGCAGGCGTGGTTAACGAGGTGACCACTACACAAAACCTCGAATATACCGATCGTGCAACAAACGAATTGGTAGCTACTCAACAATTTCAGTTGGGCCAAGCACAAGATGCTGCTCCAGTTTCAGCCTCGGCGATGAATAGTCAGGTGTTACAAATACCATATCAAGTCAATAACATGGAAGTATTTGACCTTAATAGATCTATTGATAGATTATATACGCTGGCTAATCCGGCCTGGACGACAGCACAAGCCGCGAACACTGTGATAGGAACGTATAACTTTCCAGACGTACTGTTTGCTCAGGATTTCATAGCAAATAAGAAGAACGACTTTTCCCATTTTAGGGCTGGTATTCGTTTTGTTGTCCGCTGTACTACATCGGGTTTTAATTATGGTACTATTATGGTTATCTATCAACCTGATATAAATGCAGATGGCTTTTTGACACGAGGTACAAACGTGTATACTGCTAGTGGCTTTCCACACTTACTAGTTTCAGCAGCTCAAAGTGAAGCAGCAGTTTTGGATGTTCCATTTATATATCCAAAACGCTTCATACCTGCGAAGAACCCAGTTGCTGGCAGTATGGGACGTTTCGTTGTTATGGTACTCAATCCATTGATTAATATTAATGGAGGTGTGGATTCCGCACAGTTGACTATTCAAGCACAATTTGTTGATGCCGAACTTGTGCTCCCACGTGATAGTGCCCAATCCAATCCTGGATTAAAGCGAGAAACTCAACGGAAGAGCAGAGCAGGGATTATGAGTGCTAATCTGGAAGATCATGCGGCAACAGGCGAGAGTTTGGATATTGTTAGATTCTCTAAACCCTATACAGATTTCTTCCGGACTGTTCGCAATACGGTAGGTACTGCGCTAGAAATTGGCACACTCTTAGGATTGAGTAAACCTACATCGGTAGAAAACCCTTCTTCTATGACTCTTGATGTCGTATCGACTTTTAATTATGGGAAGGGTATTGACCAAGCTAAGAAGTTTGCCATGGATCCAGAAGCAGCAATTGCTACTAGACCACTAGTAGGTGGAATTGATCAGGACGAAATGGATCTGAAGTATGTTATGGGTACACCTATGATGACATCTACTTTTGCAATGGTTGCAGCTACACCACCGGTTGTTATTGGAACTACTAGTCCATTTGCATTACTTGGAGCGTACACGTACGTTGATTTTGTGACTCGGAATTTTGCTTTCTGTTCAGGTTCTTATAAGTTTGCTGCCTATATAGAAGCATCTAATCTACATGCTGTCAGACTTGTCTTCTATCTAGCCACGACGGATGCTGCAGACTACCAAGACTGTTACCATCGCATTGTGGATGTCCAGGGATCAACTTATGTAACCTTTACAGTGCCACATTGCGTGACGGATTTTGCGAGAGATACTACAACTGAGACTACATACTGGGCAGTTTATGTTAAGATACTTTCGTGGTCACAACCAACCCCTGCAGTTTCTGCACCAGTATACTTCAATGTGTACAAAGCTGCAGCTTCTGATTTTAAAGTAGGTTGCTTGTTAGATATGAAGTTCACTCCTCAATCTAACCCACGAAAAGATTTTGCTAATGTTTTTGACCCACTGCATCCTAGTATGATGGGATACGAACCGAATGCTGTAGTTTATCCAGAAGAATACACAACAATTCGAGAGATAATACATAGAATGTATCCCCATTTTTCTGGAGATACCTGTGTTGTGTACGGTCCTGCTGGGACACCGCGAATAGGTTTGGAATTATGGGGTACAATATACATGTATTTCAGGGGTAGTATTCGTGTGCAAGCGCTGCGTAAGCAACAAGCTGGGGGCTTATTCCCAGTATCAGGCCTATTTCTTGAACGTACAGACGGTACGGCAGGGAATATACCCGGTTTAGATGTTGGATTTGCATCTAAACCTTCTCTATCTGGAGAAGCTCCTTGGTATAGCAATTTAGCTTTCAAATCCACAACTGTGGCGCAAGCCCCAACATATCAATTCAACGTGCCCGACGCAACAGGAGATAGTTTCTTTTGTAAGTCGGCTGGCGATGACTTTACATATATGTTCTTGTGTCCACCACCAGCTGGTATACTAGCACCTACAAATGGTGCCAACGGGTATACTGGTTTGAAAACTTGGTTAACAACGTGAAACTTTTCTTGTCCACTGGAGGAGTTCCCTTTTTATTTATTATATAATATTTTGTGTTGAT